GATCGAGCGCTCGAAGGCCGTTCGCGGCGTGAACGTCATCTCGCTGTTCGACCGACGCATCAGCGACCTAGAGGCGGGCAGACCGCAGCACGAGTTCTGCGGCTACCAGTACTTCACGTGCTACGTGGGTGCCGACCTCGGCGTATATCGCTGCTGCAACACGGCCTACACGACCCGCGGCAAGATGGGCGACCTGGTCCATCAGACGTTCGGCGAGTACCTCGCGGCGCTACAGCTAGACGGATTCGACGCGCGCGGCTGCCAGTTCTGCCAGTTCAACGGCCAGAACGCGGCCATCAGGAGCGCGATCGACGGGATGGTTCCTGCCGGCCAACCGCCAGAGCACGTCAACTTCACGTGAGCGACTTCGCGATCGCGATGCCGTACTGGAACGCGAGCGATGCTCTCGATCGCACGGTGGAGTCTTTGCGGCGGCGCTACCCGGTGGCGTCGCTACGGCCGATCACGGTGATCTGCGATGACGGCAGCGATGTACCGCTCGAGGGCGCCGCCCGCCGGATCGTCGGACGACTGCCTAACAAGAAGGGCGCGCTGAATCCGTGCGTGCCGATCAACCTCGCAGTGACGATGGCGCTGCGCTACACGCCGATCGTTGTGCTGACGAATCCCGGCACCGTGTTCGAGGAGGGGATGCTCGAGTCGATGCGCGAGTCGCTGACGACGCCGATGCACTACGTGATCGCCGCCTGCCGTGACGCACAAACGAAGCGGTGGCTCTGTCACTCGACGGTGAACGGTGGGGAGTACGGGCGACTGCCGATGCCGAAGGGCTCGGGCTTTCATTTCCTGGTGATGTTTCACGAGCAACTATGGAACGAGGCCGGCGGCTTCGATCTCGAGTACCGCGACGGGCAGGCGTGCGAGGACAACGACTGGCTCTGGCGCGTCGAGAACGCGGGCGGGAAGTTCGTCATGCGCGACGACATCGTGGTGGAGAACACGCGCTCGACGACGGCGTGGCCGGCGGGCGGGCTCGTGCGCAACCGCGAGATCCTCGAACGCAAGTGGGGGCATCGGTGGACGGCGAGCTGACGCTGCGCGTCGTGTGCGTGAAGTGGGGGGACAAGTACTCCCCGGAGTACGTGACCACGCTCAAGTCGATGGTCGACCGTTACCTGACGATCCCGCACACGTTTGAGTGCGTCACCGAGGCACCGGTCGACGGTGTCACGTGCATGCCGCTGCTCTGTCCGTATGAGGGCTGGTGGCAGAAGATCGGACTGTTTCGCCCCGGCTTCCTGACGGGCCCGACGCTCTACCTCGATCTCGACGTCGTGATTGTGGGCTCGCTCGACTGGGTCGCTGACTATGCAGCATGCGATCTCGCTGCCGCCGTCGATTGGGGCGCACCGCTCATGGCTGGGCCGAAGTACCCGAACGAGATCGCCGGCTGCCTGATGGTGATGAGCGGGCGCGGGGTCACCGACAAGATCTACACGCGGTTCTCGCCTAGCGACATCGCAAGGCTCGCGCCTCACGGCGACCAGACGTACATCACAGAGGTGTTTGGCAACCGGTATACCGAGATTCCGCACGGGCGCGTGATGAGCTATAAGCGCCACTGCCGTGCTCGAGGCGCGCCGCCGCCAGGTTCGTCGGTGATCGCATTCCACGGCAAGCCTGACCCTCACGAGGTCGGCGATGAGTGGGTTAAGCTATCGTGGCGATGAACCACCTCGTGCAGCTGCAGATTGCGGTGACGGTCGATGACTCGCTCGGCGGGCAGACGGTCACGTGGGCGAATGCTTTCCAGTGGTGGGCCGAGATGAAGTCGGTACGTGGGCACGAAGAGCAGCGCCAGGGGCGCACGGCGTCGATCGAGACGTATCTGCTCGTCGGCCGGTTCGACCCGCGTATCACGACGCAGCACCGCGCGATCGTCGACGGCAAGACGCTCAATATCCGATCGGCTACCGATCGCGACGGGCGGCGACGCACGATGACGGTCGAGGGCGAGGCCGGGGTGAATACGTGATCTCTGCCAAGGTGAAGGGGGCGAATCGATTGCGACGGAAGCTCACGCGCCTGCCGCTGGAGGCGACAAAGAATCTCCGCATCGCCGTGACCGACGAGGCTGCCGCGTTGGCCGCTGAGATGCAGGCGCTCGCACCGGTTTCCAGCTGGGAACGGAGCAAGCCGGAGGTCGGGCACATGGGCGAATCGATCGGCTGGGCTGGAATCAAGCAGGGGCTCGCGGCGAAGATCGGGCTGTTCGGTCCCGCCGGCAAAGTATTTTTCTACGCCCGTTTTGTCGAGTTCGGCACGAAGAAGATGGCGGCCCAGCCGTTCGTGCGCCCGGCGTGGATCCGGCGCCTGCCTGCCGTGCAGCTGCGGATGCGCGAGGCTGTGAAGGACGCGATCGACACGGTAGTTCACTCGTGGGAGTCCGATGACTAGCACGAACCTGCAGGCAGCGGTGCGCGCACGTGTCGCCGCGGCGCTCTCAATCCCGACGTACGACCACGTGCCACAAGACAGGCCGCAGCCGTATGCCGTGGTGGGGGATGATGTCGGGCAGCCCGCTGACTCGAAGACGCGCTCGGCTGTGGCCTACAGCGTCACGGTGCATCTATACTCGTCGCTGCGGGGGCTCGCGCAAGTGAAGGGGTGGATGGACGCGCTGCGCGTGGATCTACACCGACGGCCGATTACGATTTCTGGTGCGAGCGCGACGCTGCCGCAGTTCGAGTTCGAGACGAGCTTTATCGAGCCGGACGGAGCGCGTGGGGTGATTCGTTTCGGGTTAACGGTGTACTGAGGAGAAAGGTATGGCACTCGAACAAGGTCAGAATTTTAAGTTGCGGGTGGCGAATGCGGCGTCACCGTACACGTACACGCTGGTCGCCGGGCAGCGCGGGCTCACGCGCGAGGTAGCGTCCCAGCTGATCAATCTCGCGAGCAAGAGTTCTGGCATATATGGCGAGCAGGCGCCAGGGCGGTCGAATCTCGTATTCAACATCAACGGGGTGCGCGACTTGCCTGACGCTGCCGGTCTCGAGCGCGTATATGCACTAGCGACCGCGCTGGTGAAGTTGCCGGCGCTTTTCCAGGTGGTGAAGACGGACGTGAGCCCGGTTAAGGTGGTCTACCAAGGCTCAATGTATGTCGGCAATTTCTCTCAGTCCGACAACGACCAGGAAGGCGCAACGTATTCGTTTCAGCTCACCGTTGCCGCCGCTCCGACGGCGGATGATATGACGCCGTAAGCCGATGGCTGAAATCATCGTTAACCCTCGCGGCGAGGTGCACTTGCCGCTCGTCGGCAAGTCCTACCCGATGCTGCCCACCCCTGGCGCCGCCATCGCGATCGAGGCGGCGCTCAACACCTCCATCGTTTCGCTGGTCCTGCGCGTCGCTCGTCTCGAGCTGCGGCTGACCGAGATGGCAGTGATCGCCGAGGAGGGGATTAAGGCCGCTGGGCGGGACCGCAGGGATCCGATGCTCGAGGGCGTGAAGGCTAGCGTGCTGGCCGAGAAAATCTACGAGGCCGGTTTGCTGCCCTGTACCGAGAGCATTGGCGAGTTGCTCGGGTACATGATGCACGGTGGAGCGAAAAAAAAAGCCGACGACGAGCTGCCGCCGACGACGTAGTCGACTACCGCGGCCTGATGGGGCTCTTCTGCGCCGCGTTTCAGCTTCCTCCGCGCGACTTTTGGCAGGCGACAATGCCGGAGGTCGTAGCTATGCTTGAGGCTCGGGAGGAAATGAACAATGGCGACCATTGACCAGCTGATCGTTCAGATCGATGCCTCGACCGAGGCGCTGCGCCGCGAGCTGCAGCGTGGCACCGAAGCGGTTTCGCAGTTCTCCGACAACACCGAGCGTCGCCTGTCAGGCTTGAACGCCGTGTTCGATCGCGTGCGCAGCTCGGCGCAGACGGCGCTCGGGGTCTTCGGCATCGCGCTGTCGGTGCGCTGGGCTGCCAATTTCGTCGCGCAAACGGTTCAGGCTGCAGACGCCATCGGGAATATGGCGAAGCGGCTCGACATCTCTGTCGAGGGACTGCAGCGCCTGCAGTTCGCGTTCAAGCAAGGCGGTGTCGACGCCGGGCAGTTCGATATCGCGATGCGTACGTTGAACGTGCGCCTCGGTGAGTTCAACCGTACCGGGAAGGGGCCGGGGGCGTCCGCGTTCGAGCGCCTCGGAATCAAGCCGGGAGACGCCAAGAACGCGGAGACGGCGCTGCTGAGAATAGCCGACGCGTTTTCCTCGATCGCCAGCGCCTCCGACAAAGCGAATATTAACCGGGAATTATTCGGTCGCGGCGGCGACGTTATGGCCGGTGCGCTCAGCAACGCCAAAGAGCTGAAGAAGCACATGGAAGAGGCGACGGTCCTCACTGAATTTCAGACGCTCGAGGCGAACGCGCTCGACAACGCATATCGCCGGATATCGAGCGCGGTCGGTGTGACGATGAAGGGTTTTTTGCT